AGATTTCCTGATAGAACTGTGGCTGAACAGTATGCGAATAACCCCGAAAAAATCGCCAACAAAGTCTACGGAGGAAGAGCAGACTTAGGCAATACTGAAGATGGGGATGGTTGGAAGTTTCATGGAAGAGGCGTAATTCAGCTCACAGGGCGTGCAAACTACACCGTCTGTGGACAAGCCCTAGGTGTTCCTTTTGCAGACACTCCTGAGCTTGTATTGCAACCAGAATGGGCTTGTATGAGTGCTGGATGGTTCTGGAACAAGAAGAATTTGAATGTTCTAGCTGACTCTAAAGACTATGAAACCATGACTAAGCGTATCAACGGTGGAACATTAGGTTTTGATGACAGAAAGCTAAAAATTGCAAAGGCTTTTGAAGTACTAAACATGTAATTTTGTCAAGAATTAGGTTAGAATGAGAAAAAAGCTGTATAGTTTTTGCCCTTTAACATTTGGATGGTAAAAAGATGACGGCTTCTTTTGTATTAACTTATGACTCATTGACCACTCAGGTAGAGCAATACCTAGAGCGTAATGACCAAGCTGTCGTTCAAGCAATCCCTACTTTTATCACGCTTTGCGAGTTTGAAATAGCTCAGCAAATCAAGACTTTAGGGCAACAACAGGTTGTAGATGCAGTTATGAGTGCTGGAAATGCCATCATTCAAAAACCTGCACGCTGGCGAAAGACCGTTTCTTTTAATGTTACAGGTTCTTCTGGTACACCTTCACCCGTATACCTACGAAAATATGAGTATTTGCTAAACTACAACACTGGCGGTACTACAGGACAACCTTTGTACTACGCAGACTACGATTATGACCACTGGCTTGTGTCTCCGACCCCTGACCAAGCTTACCCATTCCAAGTGCTGTATTACGAGCGTTTACAGCCATTATCTTCTGATAATCAGACTAACTGGATTACCGAAAACGCCCCCAATGCGATGCTTTACGGTACTCTTTTGCAAGCTATGCCATTTCTTAAGAATGACCAGCGTCAAATATTTCAGCAAAAGTACCAAGAAGCTATGGCTGTCCTCAAAACTGAAGACCAGTTCCGTATTGGTGACCGTCAATCTGTTGCTATTGAGAGTTAAAAATGACTACATATACAAATCCATTCACAGGGCAAACCATTTCTCCTTCTCAGGTTAGCTATGAATCACTTACCATTTCTGCAAATACCACCCTGCAATGGCCTGTCAATGGAAATAATAGTAATGTTGTAGCAAATATCATAGAAGTTACCGCCACAATCGGTTCTGCTAGTTTCAATGGATATATAACAGGGTCAACCCTTACCGTTACTTCGGTAACATCTGGAACAGTCGCAGTAGGGCAAACACTTACTGGTAGTGGAATTACCACAGGAACAACAATTACAGCTCTTGGTACGGGTACAGGTGGTGTAGGAACTTACACCGTTAGCGTCTCTCAAACTATTGGCGCAACCATGACTGCGTCATTATCTGGAACACTCTTAACGGTGACGGCTATCTCTGGTGTTTTGGCAGTGGGTCAATTAATTCAAGGTTCCGCTGTAGCAAATAATTTGACTATTACTGCGTTTGTCACAGGAACTGGTGGTACGGGTACTTATACCGTAAGCAGTTCTACCTCTGGAACTTTAGGCTCAAGAGCAATGACAGCTTCACCTGTGTTATCTGCTCCTGCTTTAATGTTAGAAATGCCCTCTGCTCAGCAAGTTTCTGTTGGTCAATCAGTACTTATTAGAAATGTAGGAAGTAACTCTTTCACTGTAACCGATAACAGTGGCAACACAATTGTTTCAATTGCTTCTGGCATCGCAGATTATATCTATTTGACTAATAACTCCACAACTAATGGAACATGGTCTACGGTTACTTTTGGAGCAGGAACATCGTCTGCTAATGCATCAACTTTAGCTGGTTACGGATTAATTGCGACAGGTTCTCAATTAAATCAAGCTTATCCTTTGACTGGTTATTACTCTAATGCAACCTTAGATGCTACTAATCGTTCTAACTTTGTTGTTTGGCAAAGTGGTGTAGGTACTATAACGCTTCCTTCTTCGTCTGTCGTAGGGAACAATTGGTTCGCAATGATTCGTAATGCAGGTTCTGGTATTTTAACTATAAATCCAGTTGGTACTGACACAATCGATGGAAATTCTAGTACCCAATTACAGCTAACAGAATCTCTCGTTATTGTTTCCAATGGCTCTACTGGATTCAACACTTTTGGATATGGTCGCTCGAATACTTTCGCTTACACTCAATTAGCATTAACAGTCACTGGTGGTACTTTGACTGAGACTTCAGCACAAGCTGCTAATACTATTCAAGAATTTAGTGGTACTTTAGGGTCTAATCAAATTGTTATTTTGCCATCAACAGTTCAACTGTATTCAGTAACAAACAATACGACTGGCTCTTTTAACTTGACTTTTAAAACTTCAGTAGTGGGTGGCGCAACAGTTACTGTTCCGCAATCATCTAGCGTTATTTTAATTTGTGACGGTACGAATGTTTATAATGCTACTTCTGGAGCGGTAACTACTGTTACTTCGTTGACTTTGGGTAATGGTTCTACTTCTGTACCTTCTTTAAAGTTTTCAGGCGACCTTAATACTGGTTTGTACTTGCCATCTTCTGGTCAATTAGGTTTTGTAGTTGGAAACACATTTGCAGGGTATTTTGATAGCACTGGTTTCTACGCATTCAATGGTATCAGCGGAGGGACATTTTGACCGCTAATGTTTATTCTTTAGCGATACCAGCTGGTATTCAGCGTGATGGTACTTTATTTGACTCTCCTATGTATGTGGATGGTCAATGGGTTCGTTTTCAGCGTGCAAGACCAAGAAAAATAGGCGGTTATAAGGGCATTTTTTTAAACGCCATTGAAGTTAGCCGTGGCATGACTATGCAATCCCAGCAAGGACTGAACTATGTTTATTCAGGAAGCTCAAGTTATCTTCAATATTGGCAAACAGATAATGATGATGGCGTAGGTTCAGGACCAGTCAGCGTTACTGTTAACAACTTTACTGCAAATTCAAACAACCTTTGGCAATTCGATATTGGTTATGATTCTGGTGGTAGTGGGCAATTACAAGTCGTAGCACACCCTGGTCAAAACCTCACTTACATTGATAGTACAGTCAACACTCCCGTATTAGTTGGTCAGTTCCCTGGCGGTTCTTTATCTCAAGTTGGCGTATTTACTGCATCTGGAACCCTTTCTGGTGCTACCTACACAATTTCTTCTGCTAACTACAAGATTGCCATAGGGCAAACCGTAACAGGAGCATCACTCCCAGCAAACACTACAGTTTTATTTAGTTCTGTAGCTGGCAATGTTACTACTGTGACACTCTCGTCTAGTGCGGGAAGTTCTGGAACACAGACTTTAACCTTTAACAATAACATTTCTGTTTCGGGTGGAGCTTGTATGCTTTACCCTTATCTATTTGTCTATGGTAATAACGGACTTATTCAAAACTGCTCAGCTGGTGACTTCACCAACTGGGTAAGTGCCGACTCCAACTCTAACAATGTGTCATCAACCAAGGTTGTTAGGGGGATGGCTCTGAGGGGAGGTACGACCTCTCCAGCAGGGCTTTTTTGGTCTCTTGACCAACTTACTCGTGTTTCTTATAACCCAACGACTGTAGGAACCTCTACTTTGTATTGGCGTTATGACATCATTTCAACATCTACTTCTATTTTATCTTCGAACACCCCTGTTGAATATGACGGAATTATTTACTGGATAGCTGTTGACCGTTTCATGATGTACAACGGTGTGGTTCAAGAAGTACCCAATAATGTCAATATTAACTATTTCTTTGATAATCTAAATTTTGCACAGCGTCAAAAAGTATGGGGAACCAAAATTCCTCGTTGGGGTGAAATTTGGTGGTTTTACCCATCTGGAAGCTCTACAGAGTGCAATAATGCCATTATTTACAATATTCGTGAAAATACTTGGTATGACGCTGGGTTCGCTGATGGAGCTAATCGTTCAGCTGGAGTCTTCTCAGAGGTCTTTAAATTTCCAATTTGGGCAGAAAATGTTGCTAATTCCTCTGGAACTTATACCCTTTGGCAACACGAAACAGGGCAAGACAAGATATATCTTAACAATGTCGACGCTGTTCAGTCCTATTTTGAAACTAATAGCATTGGCTGGGTATCAGGAGGTTTAGGAACCCGTGCAATTACTGGTGCTAATAAATGGATGCGTATTGAGCGTTTTGAACCAGACTTTGTTCAATCTGGAACGATGCAATTGGTAATAACTGGTAAGGGTTACGCAGACGATGTTGATAATCCTTCTGAGCCTTACAATTTTGACCCAACAACGCTTAAAATAGACCTCAAATTACAGCGTCGTGAAATGCGTTTAAAGCTAATTAGCAATGTGTCTGGTGGTACTTATCAAATGGGTAATTGCCTCATCAGTGTTGATATTGGCGATGAGCGTGGAACAGGAAACCCATGATGATTGCAAACATGGAATTTAAAAGTAATGCCAGCTAAAATTAACATTTCCAAGGGGAATAAATTTGTTGACTTATGACCCAAGAGGGCAAACATGGGATAGCTGGTGTGCTTTGATGGCAGAACTTTTTGCGCCTAATCAGTTGGGTACGGCTCCAGAAGAAAAATGGAGAGATTGGGCTAGTGGTATGCAAGGTATTGGTTACTTCGTGAATTCAGGAGTTCCTGACCCACGAGGTTTTAAAACATGGCAAGAATGGGCTAGCAGTTTATGTGGAATTATGGCAATTGAACCACAGCAAGGAAAACAATGATTATTGATAGCAACCAAAAACAATTGAACATGCCAGACATTGTCAAAAATGCTCTGGAACAAATGCCAAACAATAAACTATCGTTTCATGCGGTATTTCTTTCTATTGTTAAAGAATTGACCCTAAAAGGTGCTGGAGCAGTTCGCAAAGGCAATACTTTGTTTGTTTTTCACAAAATTCAAGGTAAAAAGCGTATTGCTTTTTTTAGAGCTTTAAATTGCGATACACCACAAAACTATCTAGAGCATAGCAAAGAATTTACTAAAGAGATGTATACAAAATATGGTAATGATGTCATGTTTACCCAATTTACTGACCCATCGCTTTTAAGTATTTTTAAATATATCGCCAAGGGTAAGCCAAAAGACATGGGTTACCATGCAGAACATTTTAAAGATAAAGGCTTGTATCAGGTAACTGTGAAATTAGGAAAGCCAAGGAAATAAATTATGAGATACAACCTTGATAGTACCCTTCCTATAAGAGCGTTTCAAAAGCGTTTAACATTATTTGGTTCCTCACCCGCCACTCTTGAAGGTGGTGGTGGCGGTGATATTATTTCTGATGTTACAAGTGGTGTTTCAAACTTAGTATCCTCAGCTGGCGATGCAGTTTCTTCTGTAGGAGATGCTGTTTCTAATGCAGTTCAAAGCGTTGGTTCAGTAGCTCAGGATGTGGCTTCAGCTGTAAGCAATGCAGGGGTTGCAATAGACCAAACTGTCAATAATGTAATTCCTGGTGGTTGGGCAACTGTTGGAGCCATAGCGGCAACAGTCGCAACAGCAGG